CCAGGCAATACTAGCTGGATTTGTCAGACCCAACTGTGTGGCTTTCCAGAGGTTCGGATTCGACACCGTAACCCTGGCTCCCATCTGCTCGCGGATTACTCCCCAAGTCAGATCATAGGCACCCCATTCAGACATCTCGAATGAATTGTCTATTTGGTCCGGCACGGTTTGTGACCGTACCCGCACTTTAATTAGCTGCGGTGGCGGACTTTGGAGTATTATGCACGCAGAGTGGATATCCTCGTACAGAGGCTCCCACCCAAAGTGCCATTCAAGCCACAGATCGGCCGCCCTCTTCGGATCACTCCGATTCGGAATACCGCGGCGAGGCATCACACCGAGCTCTTGGAAGAACTCGAATGGTCGACCTCTTTTGAGAGCGCGGGCAGCTCGAGTGAGCTGACCGAGACGCTTTTCCATCATACCGATGGTCTGGCGCCGCTCTCCTAACGACGCCCCGATCTGGGACGCCGCGGCCTGAGTCTTCGCGACGAACTTGTCGTAACACTTATTGTGGACTGCATTGGCATCGTTGCCCCATTGATACGGGACAGCAGTGCTTCCTGCATTGTATCCAGCTCTAAGGTTAGGGGCATCATGCCCCTCGGTCAAAGCCTCACTGTAAGTCATAGCATAATACAGAGGTACCCGGCGGTTGTTCTTGCCGGTTCTATACCATGTCTGACTTTTACTCGTCTTACGCTGACCATTGGGCCACAATGTGTCCCTAGTCAGGTAGTACGGGCCGGTTGACATGTTCGGATCTCCTTCACTGTTGTAGAGTCGCCCGAAGGGCAGACTCAGTGAGAGAGACCCAAGGGGTGACATTCCCTTAGACAGGACCACTTTCCGAGGAAGCGCACTTTGAGACAGGGACCCCGCCAGGGAGCTCCTTGCGACAGGCGTATTATCATCAGGCCGCATGCAAACCTAGAACGACGATCCGGTTATTAGCCGGAAAACCGAATTAGGGAGCAGAGGCGGACAAGATGAGACTACCAAGACGCAAAGGTTACTATGGCGAGGTATGTCCATTGTGCACAACTTT